CACCTGTTGATTCTGTTCTCTGATTATTATTATAAATTGTTCTTGACCAGTTATCAGAAGGTGGATCTAATTTGATATTACCAGAAAATACTAGAACATTAAATGGGTTAACATTTACTGCAGTTGTAGCATGAGGACTCTCAATCCAATCAACTTCTTGATATTTTAGAGTTATTAAATCACCTGTTTTCTGGCAATTTGAATCAAATAATTGTAGATTTGAATTAATATCTGCAGTGTTTATATCAATTGCAGGATTAAGTGCAAGTTCTGGATTCATTGACCAAAAATCAACAGCACTAATTAATCTTTTATTGGCTACATCAACATCACAACTTGAACCACCCTCTGAATCAAAATTAATAAATTCTCTATCTTTAAAATTATTTACTATAAATCCTGTTTTAAATCTATCTAATCCATCTGCATCTCTAACTTGGAAAGATTTAGTATCTAATTCTAACGCATTTAATGATGTTAAAGTTTCTAGATTTTCAATTCTTTTTTCAAGTGCACCAATATCACGCATTGTGAATCTGCGATTATCACGTAATCTGATTATTGGATCTCTTACAGAATCAAAAAGATATGGAGGATACTCTATCTGAGCTATCTCCATCGTATCACTTGCTTGTGATGGTGGTGCTGGAAACTCTGCAGATACTCCTTTGTAAATCTGAACATTTTCATCTTTATTAATGACTAAAGTATCAATTCTAGCAAGATAATGATTAAATCCAATTAAAGAACTTTCATTTGGTGTAACCACATATGGATTAGTTGATTCAAATGATCTACTTGTAAATGCAAAAGGAGAATGACCACCACCAGAATATACAAAGGGATTTACTCTTGGACGATTATCAAGCACATCTGTTGCCCTTATTAATAATTCTCTATTAGGAATATCGGGAACATCTTTTGTAAATCTCTCTTTTGTATATGAATTAGCTGTGAATAAATCTCCAGTATTTCCACTTGCTACTTGATACTGGTCAAATATGATTAATAATTTTTTAGATGGAACTCCCGATCTTTCTTTTCTAACTATACGAGAATAATCACAGAATTGAAGACGATGCCCTTTATCTAAATTATAATTATCTGTTCTATCTGTAAAATTGCCAATGTCAACTCCCTGTAATATTGTCTCAATTCCAGACTCTTTAAATTTAACTACTTCACCTATTGTAAATTTACTATCATTCAGATACACAAACTCTACTGTATTTGTACCTGCTGTTACTAATTGACCTATCGCACGACTATCTTGACCAATCACTTGTTCTCCAACAATTGAATTCGTATTTAATGATAATCCACTTACAAAGGTTAATTTATCTAAAACAGGTGTTGCTGTATTTTTAGATTCATATACAGCAATTATTTTAACAACATCTGGAACATTTAAAGATATTTCTTCATCTTCAATTCTCAATCCGTAAGACCTACTTCCACTAAGTCCATTATTAGTTGTATTAACTTTTCTGGTTCTAGTGATTTCAACTGTTTGACTTCTTAAATAATCTTTTGATTTACTTGTCAGACCTTGTTTTTTAAGTGTCACATTTACTGTTGCAGTTCCACTTGATTTTGATAAACCATCAAAAGATATATTAGCACCACCGTTGGATATTGTAACCTGGTCTGAAGTTAACGGTTCAGTTGTTCCATCTGCATGGTGAATGGAGTATTTTTCAACATCAAATGGTTCAAAGAATATGCTAGTTATACCTGCTGATGCATCTAAACCAACTTGTGAATTAAATGAAATTGAACTACTGGTAATATTCTGATTTTTTATTTGTCTAGAAATAATTAAATTTGAATTTGCAGAATCAACATCGGCAATAATTCCTTTTGGTAAAGGAGCATATAGACCAGATTTATCAAGATTTAAAATTCTGGGTACTTTAAGTCTAAATGGTGATGTCCCTGCAGTAACAGAACCAAGGTTTACTCCAGCAACTGGACTTGTTGTTGAAAGACCAATAACTTTACCGTCAGTAGAAATACTTGTTATTTTATTAAAAATAGGATCAGAATTATTTGTCTCGTATGAAATAATTGAATCTGTTTTTATTCCAACTTTTCCAGCAAAATTACGATTTGATACGCTTGCAGCAGTTCCTACAATACTTAATTGGTCAGATATTGAAAAACCTCTTAAAAGTTGATCATATAATACTGTGTCCGCACTGAAATTAGTTTCTAAATCACTATCCAATGCATCTGAATCTTGGAATACTGATTTTATATCATCTGTTGTAAACTGTAAAATACTTTTGATTGATAACTTATCACTAAAATCTCTTTCGTGTACAATAAGTTGCTCACCAATTATAAATGCACCCGTGGTTTGTAATAATGCTATTTCATGATCACCAGTTGAACCTGACGCTTTAGCTAAAAAACCTGACGAACCACTTGATAATCCTCTAACTTTAGCTCCAACTGGAATTGTAGATGCTATTGTACTTGTTGTTAAGATTGTATAAGTTTGAATATCGTATAAGTATAAGTCAAACTGTGTCGTAGCACCAGAATATGGTGCATCACTTGCGGAATATGAATATACTCTTGCCTGACCAATTTCAAGACCTGATGCTTCTAACGAAGCAGATCCACCATTTTTTCTTTGATTTTGTAACTTTATTACATTTCCATTTACTCCAGTGCTAACTCCACCTAATTTTATTAAAGGAGTACCCTCAACGTTATTAACTCTTAATAAACTGCCCATTTCAAAGGGAACAGATGCTGCATCAACCTTTTTTGTATCTCTAGGTTTTTCAACATCTAAAACAGTTGTACCTGATAAATCTACATCAAATCCTTTTACGTATGCTTTACCAGGTGACAGTTTAACGCACATTAAATCATCAGATGGTGTATTACGTTGATCTGTTATCCTATCCTCTGTAAAGAGTCCTCCACCACCAATCTCATCATTTAAGGAATCTTGTATATTAACACGAAATGGATCAACAGCGTAATTTCCTGATTCGTCAAATGTTCTTCTAGCAAAATATTTTTTAATCTCACTATAAGTTGCAGTGTCCTGAAGTTTTTTAATTTCTCCAGAATCAACCCTCATTAATTCTACAAAGTTTGTATCTTCATAGTCATTTAATGCCTTTTTAGCAAGTTTTACTGATATTTTAAATCTATCTGCACCTGGTGCAGCAAAGTTTGTAAATCCTTTTGCATTATCATACAAACTAGCATCATCATTTGAATTTATTATTTCTTCTGAAATATCAAATCCAACTCTATATGATGGTTCTGCATTATAAGGTTCAAGTATGATAAGAGAAGAAGGAACATCTACAAAACTTCCTCTCATGAAATAAACACCTTCACTTACACCAAAAGCACAACCTGTAGCAGTGGCATCTTCAGATACTAATGTTAAAACGGTTTCTCCAATTGTTAATGTTGTATTTCCGTATGTTAATGGTTCTTCTAATATTAAAATTTCACCATCTGGAAATGCTCTACTTTCTCCATCAGTTCCAGACTGAACATATTTTATAAAAATAGTAATATTATCAACTCCCTCTGCTGGTGGAAGTATAAAATTCTTGATTGTTGCAACAATGCCTGATGTTTGACCTCTTACTCTTAAACCTTTACCACCATTTGATGCAATTATATTGCTTAAATAAATTGACACATCAATGCCAAGATGCGTATCATTTATTTTTGCCGAGAAATAAGAATTATCAAGTTCGATATTACCAGGTATAACCATCGAACCTTCTTTGAATATATGTTTTCCAAAAGACTCAACCTGATTCTGTAAGAGAGACTGTAAACCAGTTAATTCTCTAGCCTGAACAGGGAATCCAGGTTTAAAAAGTATTTTGTAAAAATTATCTGCCTTATCAAAATCATCATAATAGGGCGATATATTTAAGTTAGTCTTTTGTGGCATTTTAGAATTCTAGTATGATTTTAATGTCTTCCTTTTGGCGAGAGTTTCTTACAATCAATGGTCTGTTATCCAAGTAAACTATTTCTCCTGACCCTTTATTTATCTCGGAATTGGAAAGTCCTGAAATAAAGTTAACTCCTAAGTTAATTAATTTATTACCAGTAGGATTGGTGGTTATTCCAGAAAAATTACGAGATATGGAACCAGAGAAGAAAGATGTTTTTCCTTCAATGTTATTAGCACCTATTTGTGATTCAAATTCGTATATTCTACCAGCAGTAGATATACCAGCATAATCAGTATGGTCATATGTGGTACGATTAAAATTCAAAGAGCGATCTCTGAAATATTTTAAAACTTTAGTTTCAGAATCATATGATGCAATAAATCCAGTTGATACCTTTCCAGTATTTGGAGAAATAGTTAGAACTTGTTTAATCTCCTCACCAACTTGTGGGACACCTGTTACAGTATCAAACTTAATAGCCTGTAATGATGAATATGTGTTATCTGAATAAGTTACTGAAGTTCCTACTTTTGTAGGATTTTTTACAACTCCCACTTGCGAAAACTTCGTATCAATAGGAAAATCCTTTGTAGAATCATCAAATCGAGCATAAACGATAACTCTATCAGTTCCTAATTCAGTATAAACATCTGAACCATGACCTAAACCAGGTGGAATGATAGGTATAAGTTTTGCACGACCAGTTGATGTACTAACACCACTACTTAAAGTTCCTAAATCAACTATTCCATAACTGTATCCTTTACCACCAGAACTTACAGTTACATCAGTTATAGTTCCATTAACAACATCTACTCTTGCTTTCGCACCCTCACCATCACCAATAATATCAACTTCTTGACTCAAACCATTTGCATACCCACTACCAGCATTTTCTATGAAAACATGTTTAATTTGATTTTGGTTTACATTTGAGTCACCATTCTCACGAACTGATCTTATTTGGGAGTCTTGACTGGAACCCCAACTATTTGGGACAGTAATAAATTCAGTTGAGTCAAATTTAATAATATCACTAGGTGAAACAGTGAATAGATACTTCCAAAGATATCCGTCACCGCTGTTTCCTGCTTTTGATGGTTCCAAGTCAGTGAAGGTTGGTTCATCTTGTGAGACATTTCCAAGTCGGTTAGTGCCTGTCGATCCATTATCAATACAAACGTAAACTTTAAAGTCGGAATTAAGTACGTAGTAGTTCGCATCGTATAATCTGTTTGCTGCTGTTAAAGGACTTGGATTTTCTACACTATAATCATCTCTATAAATTTCATACCTGCTACCAGCGACCCAATCTACTCTTCTAATAATTCTTCGTATGTTTGCGGATGATATTTTTTTACCAAACATCATCGTATCACCTGTATGTTTACGATAGGAAAAACTATCTATAGGAGCAGGTGTATTAGAATTCCAATCAGATGATCTTCCAAATCCAACTAAGCTACCAGCACCAGCAGGATTTGGTAATCCAATAAAAACATAATATGAATTATTTGTGTTTTCTACTGATTCAACAAAGTTGTTTGCGTTCAGAATTCTAAATTGATCAGTAATAATCGCTGACATTGTATCTAAACTTTTCTT